GGCGGTATACCTAATAGCTCTGAGGACGTAAGGCAATCTCACGCGTCAGCGATTGAGTCGTATATCGAGAAGTTTGTAGGATTGGATTTAGAGGGTAAGTATAGGAATCCTGAGGAGATGGGTACGATGCCTTTTATGAAGACTTTAGAAGATTGGGCAAAGTTTGATATAAGCGATAGAACAAGGTTTGATGCCGCCATAAGTTCAGGGTTAGCTATAATGGCTAATCAGAAGCATTTATATATGCCTGAAAAAAAAGAATCGAAAATAAGTATTAACTTCGCAAGATATAGAAATGATGGTAATCAAAGTCAATTGATTCAATGAAAGATATAGTAATAGACATAAAATCAGCAGCATTTCCAAGTCAACTAGCTAGTGACGCTCAAAAAGCTTCAGATGAATTTGGACTACAGGTTGGTCAAGCCATTCAATATGAGTGGTTTAGAAAAGACGGCAACTCTTGTAGATATTATGGACAATGGCGCGACTTTCATAGATTAAGATTATATGCAAGAGGCGAGCAGCCAATAGGAAAATACAAGAATGAATTAGCTATTGATGGAGATTTATCTTATTTAAATATAGATTGGACTCCAGTGCCTATTATACCTAAGTTTGTTGATATTGTTGTTAATGGTATGTCTGATAGACTTTTCAAGGTTAAGGCGTATGCGCAAGATGCATTGTCTCAAGAGAAAAGAAATCAATATCAGGATACGGTGCAAGGTCAAGCTGCGGCGAAAGATATTCTTACTATTATACAAGACAGGGCAGGTGTAGATCCATTTATGATGGACCCTGAGGAGTTACCTGAGAATGACGAGGAGATGCAATTACATATGCAGCTTAAGTATAAGCCTGCCATTGAGATTGCTGAAGAGGAGGCTATCAACACTATGTTTGATGAGAACAAGTATGATGACATTAGAAAAAGACTTGACTATGATGCTACTGTTATTGGCATTGCTATTGCGAAGCACGAGTTTCTTCCGGGAGCAGGAGTAAAAATATCTTATGTAGACCCTGCAAATGTGGTTTATAGTTATACTGAAGATCCTTACTTTAAAGATTGTTTTTATTGGGGAGAGATTAAGACGGTTCCAATGACCGAGCTTATGAAGATAGACCAATCATTGACTCATGAAGATTTAGATAGGATATCACAATATAGTAGAGGATGGTATGATTATTATAATGTAGCTCAGTTTTATGAGAATAGTATGTTCTACAGAGATACTTGCACATTGCTTTATTTCAACTACAAGACTACTAAGAAGATTGTATATAAGAAGAGAATACTTGAGAACGGTGGTTCAAGAGTAATTGAGAAGGACGATACATTCAACCCTCCTACAGAGATGATGGAGGAAGGTAACTTTCAAAAGATAGAGAAGACTATTGACGTTTGGTATGAGGGCATACTTGTTATGGGTAGCAATATCCTATTAAAGTGGGAGATGTCGCATAATATGGTTAGACCTAAGTCTTCTTCTCAGCATGCTATACCAAACTATGTAGCTTGTGCTCCACGTATGTATAAGGGTGTTATTGAGTCTTTGTGCAGAAGGATGATTCCATTTGCTGATTTGATTCAGATAACTCACTTAAAACTACAGCAGGTTATTAATCGTATTGTACCTGATGGTGTATTCATAGATGCCGATGGTTTGAACGAGGTAGACTTGGGTACAGGTAATGCGTACAATCCTGAGGATGCTTTAAGGTTATACTTCCAAACAGGTAGTGTAATTGGTAGAAGTTTCACTCAAGATGGTGACTTTAATAATGCAAGGGTTCCTATTACGCAGCTTACGTCAAACTCAGGCGCAGCTAAGACTCAAATGCTTCTTGCCAATTATAATCATTACTTAGATATGATTAGGTCTGTAACAGGCTTGAATGAAGCTAGGGATGGTTCTAATCCTGATCCAAACTCTTTAGTTGGTCTACAAAAATTAGCCGCTTTAAATTCCAATACCGCCACAAGACACATTTTAGATTCAGGATTATTCCTGTATCGTTCATTAGCAGAGGCTCTGACTTACAGAGTAGCTGATATATTAGAGTATTCTGACTTCAAAGATGACTTTGTAAATAAGATAGGAAAGTACAATGTTGGTATACTAGATCAAATATCTGACTTGTATATTTATGACTTTGGTATTTTCATAGAGATTTCTCCTGATGAAGAGCAGAAGTCTCAGTTGGAAGCCAATATACAAATGGCTTTATCTAAAGGAGACATCAATCTTGAAGATGCAATTGACATACGTGAGATTAAAAATCTTAAACTTGCTAATCAATTACTTAAAGTTAAGAGAATCAAGAAACAAGATAGAGAAGAGAAGATGGCTATGCAGAAGCAAGCCATTACTGCACAACAGCAAATGCAATCTCAGCAGTTGGCTGCACAAACGGCTATGCAAAAGATACAAATGGAGACCGACTCTAAGATGAAGATTAAGCAAGCTGAGGTGCAGTTTGATATTATGAAGATGGAGAAGGAAGCTGAGTTTAAATCTCATTTGATGGCTGAAGAGTTCCAATACAATCAGCAACTACACGGAATGGAGATGGAGACATTGTCTAAGAGAGAAAAGGATAGAGAAGATTCAAAGTCTAAAAGAATAAGTCAGCAGAATACAGAGCAATCAAAACTAATAGACCAAAGGAAGAATAATTTGCCTCCATTAAGTTTTGAATCAAATGAGGATAGCTTAGATGGATTTGATATGGCTGAGTTTGAGCCTCGTTAAAAGTGTATTCAAATTTTGTATAATTTTGTAACAAATAAAATCAAATTAAATGGAATTAAAAGTAAAGGCACTAGATGTCATTGAACCAAAAAGTGTTCAAGAGGTTGAGCAACAATTAGTTGAGGGTAATAAAAAAGAGGAACCAAAAATACCTCATATTGATTTATCAGCTATGGGTAAAAAAGAACCTATTGTTGAGCAAAAAGAAGAAGAAGTTATAGAAGAGGTTACTCCTCAAGAAGTTGTAGAAGTGGAAGATGAATTAGACGAGCAAAAAGTTCTTTCATATATTGGGAAAAGGTATAACAAGCAAATCAACTCATTTGACGATTTGGTTGCTGAAAGAAAAGAGGCTGAAGAGTTACCTGAAGATGTTGCTGCTTTCTTGAAATATAAGAAAGAAACAGGCAGAGGATTCGAGGACTTTCTTAATTTAAGAAAAGACCACGACAATATGGACCCTGAGCAACTTGTCAAGGAATACTTGTCAGCTACTCAAGAAGGTCTTGATGCTGAAGATATAGATGCATTGATGGATGATTATAGATATGATGAAGATATCGATGATGAATCTAAGGTTAAGAAGATTAAGATTGAGAGAAAGAAGGTTATTAACGAGGCTAAAAAATTCTTCAACACTCAGAAAGAGAAATACAAATTGCCCCTTGAGTCAAGCACGGCAAGAATTTCAAAAGAAGAGGAAGATGAATATAATGCTTACCGTCAATATACAAGTCAAGCAAAGACTATAGAAGAGGAGAATAATCGTAAGCGTCAATGGTTTGACCAAAAGACTAACGAGTTGTTTGATGGGGAGTTCAAAGGTTTTGAATTTGACCTCAACAACAAGAAACTTACATTTACTCCGGGAGACGCTGCTGAATTAAAAAAAGTACAATCTACACCTGCGAACTTTATCTCAAAGTTTTTAGATGAGAATGGCTTAATTAAGGATGCAAAAGGATACCATAGGTCTTTGTCAATTGCAATGAATCCTGATAAGTTTGCAAAGTTCTTTTATGAGCAAGGATTGGCTGATGCTACAGATGATGTTACTAGAAAGATTAAGAACATTAATATGGGAGAGCAAAAGTCGCCTGATGTTGCAAAAGGTAAGGATGGTGTGCAGGTGAGAGCGGTAAACCCTGATTCAGGTAAAGGTCTGAAAATCCGCAGTATAAAACGTATTTAAAACAATTTAAAAATTAAAAAAAATGGCAAGTGCTTTATTAAACACGCCTTCGTTCGCGCTGCAAC